CCTCAACGGTAACAAGAGCCGCTGATGTTTATATTTCTTCGGCATCTTCAAGAGCAAACGAGACATTAGCAATTCCAAGAACATCCGTTAACCTCAAACCATATGAAGGAACGGTATTGTTAGAAGGTAAGATTGAGGGTAATATTACTCTTAATCAATATTTGTATGGTCTAGGTGACGGAACAGTTTGGGCATTGATATCGACGCGTATCCAATCTAATTTTTTATCGGCACTCGTATTTAATGCAACCATTGCGCAGGGATCCGTAGCACTGAAAGATTACACTGGCCAAACACCAGTGTTTAAAACGGCAATGTCATTTTCTAATACAAGTGTTGTTGGTGCTTTGGATGGCGCTGTAATTGGATCATTTAATCTTAATCTTGGTTTACCGCAATATGGAACAATTACAATTGGCGGTGGATTTGGTTCAGGTGTAAGGAGAGCTTACATAAAGAACTTTGCATACTATCCAGCTAAGCTTTCTAATAACGAACTTATTTCGATGACTGCATCATGACATTTAAAGTAAAATCAGGTATTAACGTTGGTAACATCAACGTCATTGATTCAAATTCAAAGTATCAGCAGACAGATTTATCACCTGTTAATAAGCCAACACTTATATTGGACTTCATCAACACACAAGCTATTGATACCCGATTGACATTTGCTCGCTCATCTAACGGGACGTTTGTATCGCAAAGAGGTTTAGTTGAAACAGCAACAGCTGATGTTCCTAGATTCGATTATGCTAACAACGTTTGTCAGGGTATCCTAATTGAAGATCAGAGAACAAACTACGTAACGTTCAGCGGTGACTTTACGTATAGCGATTGGGCTAGAAACGCAAGTGCTATAGTTAATCGTGCAGCAACAACGGCGCCTGATGGATCAACATCTGCGGATATTATTATATCAGCTGGTATTAATTCGGGTGTTTATAGGTTTGTCGGCGGATTGGCTAATAACACCATATACACAATGAGTGTGTATGTTAAAAATATATTAGGTATATCAACAGTCACAGTTGGGTGTGATGTTAATCCTTTAGGAGCTTCTGTTGTCTTTAACTTTTCAACAGGTACAATCACCTTTGTAGGTGGATCAGTTACATGGTCCAGGGCTGACAATATAGGTAACGGATGGTTTAGAGTTGGGTGTTCGTTTACTTCCACAGCTGCTAATCCTAGTTTTATTATCTACCCAAATGCGGCCGGTCAGTTTGCTGTGTGGGGTCCTCAAGTAGAAGTTAACTACGGAGATACATCCTACATCCCTTCAACGGAGACATTTACTTCGAGATCGACAACAGCAACGTACCAAGATAGTACAGATGGCTTTATTAAAATAGCAGCAATTAATACGGTCAGACCCCTATACAATCCAGGCACACGAATTAATAGTGGTAGGCTGTTAGAACCAGCAGCAACCAATCTATTTACGTATAGTGATGATATGAGTAATGCAGTGTGGCTCAAATTTGCTGGTACTCTTTCATCTAATACTGGTAACGCTCCTGATGGTAACTTAACAGCCGACAAATGGGTAGAAGATGCCACGTCCAATGAACATTTGATATATCAAGCCGTCAACGCTAATAATATAACTCAGACTTTTTCGGTTTTTGTTAAGCCGGCAGAGCGTACCAAGATATATTTGGGATTCTCAAACTTTGTTAACACAGCTACGATTGTAATGTTTGATTTAGCAAACAATAATATTATTGCAACTACTGCAAATAATGCTGATTATACAAACACAAGGGGTCAGATAACATATGTGGCCAATGGGTGGTTTAGATGTGCTATAACATCAACAAAAGGTACTCTCAATAACGTAAACAATCCAAACATTACTCTAGTTAATGCTGCCAATAACTCATTATATCTTGGTGATGGAACATCTGGAGTTTTTCTTTGGGGAGCTCAACTAGAGACAGGACCGTATGCCACGTCGTATATCCCAACCGTAGCATCTACTGTTACAAAAGCCGCTGACATATACACATCTGCAACAACTACTCGTCAGTATGACTCTTTGTCTACTACAAAAACAAGTTGGTTTGACGCAACACAGGGAACGTTTGCTGTCGAATTTGAGTCAATGACTACAACCAACTCTCCTGTTATATTATGGTCAAATATATCTGAGTATGTAACGGGCCGCGGTGGATTTAATTCCGTCGGTACGTATGATGGTGCTAATGCTGTTGACGTAACAAACAGTTTAGCAAATACTGCTGTTTATGCGAGCTTTGGTGTTTCATGGAGTTCAACAGGAAAGACACTATCCCTAAACGGCTCCGTTCCTGCAGTTAATACAAACTCGACATTTTCTTCAGCAACTCCAACATCGTTTACCTTTGGCAGTACGACGGGCGGCGGCCGAAGTATGTTGGGACACATGAAGCGTGTGGTATACTATCCTCAGCGAGTCTCTAATAACGAATTGCAGGCGTTAACAAAGATATAAATAGAGTAACGGTTAACCTCTGATTTAATTTTTAAAGGGACGAGGATGACATTCAAGCTAAAGAGCGGCTTCGCAGTCGGCTCTATCACTGTCGTCGATTCAAATTCATACTTCCAACAGACGGAAAGCTCTGCTTCCATTCTGCCGTCCCTTGTTCTTGATTTCACAACAAAGACTCTTGATTCCAGAATAACGTTTTCGCGTTCTTCCAATGGAACGTTCATTGCCGCCAATGGTTTAATCCAGAATGCTGTTTCTGGTGCTGCTCGATTTGAGTATGACCCTGATACAAAAGCACCTAAGGGTCTTTTGATGGAAGAGCAGAGAACTAACCTAATCACATATAGCGCTAATATTGCTGCCTGGTTCGGCCCTGGTGTATCCACACTCGATGCTGCTATTGTAGATCCAACGGGTGCTAACAACTCGGTATATTATAACACTACCAGTGAAAGAGTGTTAGATTTCAATGGCGGTGGTGCCAATACCATTGCTTTGAGTTTCTTTGCAAAGAATAGGACTGGTAGCGGGAGCACTATGACGAGAGTCGAGGTATTCCAGCAAACAGTGGGTACTGTGGTATCGTTGGGATCATATGACTTCAATACAGCGGGTGCTAATCCAGATGGAACATATGTTAAAAATGTTACAATGGCAACACATCCAAACGGCTGGTATAGGTTTGGATGCTACTTAACTGCAAACAGTAGTCTCGGAAGCGGAAACTTTACATCATCCTCTAGATTTGACTTTGAGGGTAGTGCATACTCTAATTATGTTTGGGGTGCTCAAGTAGAGGTTGGATATTTCCCAACAAGCTATATCGCAACTAATGGTTCCACGGTCACAAGAGCTCAGGACGATGCAAAGATTAACTACCCCTTACTGATGTCAATTATCAACCCTGAAGAGGGAACAATTGTAACCGAGTTTGAATCAAAGAGTCCAATGACGGGAGCGCAGGCTATTGCTTTTAATAGATATCCTATTCCGTTTACTATAAATGGATTTACTTCAACAAACGTATTGTGGTATGGTTCTGTTGCTGAACTGTATGTTGACAGTACTTACAACAATATTGGAGTTGTTCCATCGGGTGTAAATAAACTAGCAGTTGCAGTGGCAAATGGCCAATGTGGAACAAGCCTCAACGGTAATGCTGTTGTTTCAAGATCGGGTAGCAGGTTAGTTAAAGATTTATCTTATTTGGGTATCGGTTCAGCTAATGGATCGGGCATTCTAGTGTTCGGTGGCACGATAAAGAATCTGACCTACTATCCCAAAAGATTATCAAATACCACAATTATAAATTTAACAAGTAGCTAGGAGAAACTAAATGAATGATTATATGTTGAAATTCACAGACCAGCAAGAAGCTGAGTCAGTATTGATTGCAGCTGGTGTAATGCAGATGTTCGAAGAAAAGGCTGTTCCTGTAATGGGACATGCTGTTGACGTCATCGGTAAGATCTACAAGCCAGATGGCACGTACAGAACAGAAGAGAATGGGTTTAAGATTCCCAACTTTGAAGAGTTGGAAGGTTATCATGTAAACGTTCGCTCAAACGGACAATTTGAAACATTTCAACCATACATTGTAACACCAACAACTCCATACAGAGTTTGGGCTTAAGGAAGAAGTAGATGCCAAAATTACTAGGTAAAGCACCAAATCAGGTGCCAACAAATGCCGATCTTGGTTCGATGGCGTTCCAAGATAGGGAAGGTATTAACGTCAATACAGCCCTTGTTGCCAACCTAGTAGTTACTGGTGCGACATCTGTTAACACTACGTTCGCTGTCACCAATGCAACTTCTAACGTTGCGTTCTTTGCATCAAATGGTAACATTGGTATTCAAACAAGCGCTCCTATATGGCCACTCCAGGTAAATGCCAACGTTGCATACTTTGGTGCATTCAATACAACTGGTGGTACTAGTGTATTTGTTGATAGTCCGAGTGCGCAAACAGCAGCCATCATATTTAGACAGGCTGGTGGTAATGCTGTCGATATCGGTACAAGAAAATCAAATACAAGTGTACTTACAATACGTGAATCAGCCTCTGGTGCAGAAAGAGTTACCTTTGTTGCTAACTCGACGCTGGGTGCAATTGGTATTAATAACACAGCACCTGATGCATCTCTTACTATTACAGGTACGGCAAATATTTCCGGTAACGTTGCTACTGGTGGTACGTACTTGGCGTTTTCTAATAACCCAAACACTGTCTTTACATCCAACGCTACACACGGTGTTGCAATTGCTCGTGGTAGTCTCAATTCCAGTCAGCAATTAAAAATAGTACAATCTTCAAGCGGCCATTTAATCACAAGTTATTCTGAGCTTAACAATCAGAAAACAATTGTAATTAACGCAACAGCTACCGGTAACACTGCTGCTGATTATGGTGTCACGGTTCAGGTTGAGTCTGCCAATAGACTGAAAGTCAACAATACAATCACTACGATTTCTAGTGATGCTAATATTACAGGTAACACAACGTTACTGAATGCGACGATCTCTGGTAACCTAACAGTATCCGGTACGACGACATACATTAACACAACACAATTAAACATTGGTGATAATATTATATCTCTCAATGCTGATCTTTCAGGTGCAACGGCACCGACGGAGAATGCTGGTATTGAGGTCAATCGTGGATCATCTGCTAACGTCAGCATGTTCTGGGATGAATCCAATAAGCGCTGGACATATACAGGTGAAGGTGCTAATAACTGGGTATATGTAACAACTAACAGTCTTACCCGTTCATCGCTTATTAATAGCTCGGGTATGTGGGAGTATTGGGGTAATACCTCAACCGCTGCCGCCTTTGCTGAATTCTCTGTGTTTAATGGCGTTAATAGATTTGACAGCAGGACTCGCGATTACTTAATTGCCAATACAACTGCTAATAGTTTTAACTTTGCAGCCAATGGTAACTTTGGTGTTGGTAACACAACTCCGGCAGAGAAGTTAACAGTTACAGGTACAATGAGTGTTGCAAATGCAACAAACACGGGTCTATTGTTTGTTGCAGCTAATGGTAACGTTGGTATTAACACCACAGCTCCTAATGGTAAGTTCATCGTTAATAGTGATGCTGGTGTCAATCGTTCTATTAGATATGATGGTGGTAGTTTTCCAACGTTTAGGATACGGCTTGGTGACAATGGTATACCCTCTCCGTTACAGTTAGAAAACTGGGCAATGACTGCTGTTGGTCAAGGTACTTCGCTAACAGCAACGTTGAGTACTGATAATACTACAGCTTATAATGCTGGTCAAATTATATTTGTAGGTGAGGGTGATTACCTATCGGGAGCAAATGCCAGTGCGGCAATGCAATTCCGGACTTCATCGGGAAACAATCTTGGCGTTAAAATGCATATTGGAGCCAACGGTAATGTTGGTATTGGTACCGTAACTCCTGGAGAGAAGTTATCTATAAGCGGTACCGTAGCCGCCAGAGTTGCGTCTAATACTGCGGTTGTTGTAAACTATCTTGAGAACTCTAATACAGGTACAGGCGTACAGACTATTCAGCGACTTACCTCGGGAGCTGATAAGAGTCTTAGTTTTGTAGTAAGTGGTGGTGGCTTTTCTGGGATGTATGGTAGTGCAACAGCTCCTTCATTCTTCTATGATTTTAATACACACACTTTTAGAAAGCTAGATGGAACAGGTTTAGCGACCTTTGCTGCTAACGGTAATATTGGTTTTGGTAACGGTACACCAACTGGCGCAAAGATGGTGATTGAGTCTTCTGTCAACACAAACGATCCAACGCTGTTACTCAGAAACGTCAATGCTAGCTCAGCCGCAATATCATCGCTATCGATTAGAGGGGATACCGCTGGTAGCCAACTCGATATGGGTGTCGTGTCTAGCACATATGGTGGTTATGGATTAGCAACTGCTAATGGCGCATACATCCTATCAAAGTCTGTTAACGGTTTAGGTATCTTTGCTGATAACGCAAGTAGTTACTTGAGATTTGGTGCTGGCGGTACATCGGAGCACGCGCGACTTAACGCTAACGGTGGCTTCTATGTCGGAACAACAGGCGATCTATATGGCCGTCAATGGCAAGGTATCTACAATAAGAACCATAACGCCACTACTCAGCTTGGTGTAATTAACTCCAATACCGGAGCGTCCGCAGAAGCCCGTTTCACTTTAATTACGGGTACTGGCAATAGTTTCATGGATTGGGGATTGAATGACAGCGCCGGTTCACCCACGTCAACAATGGCATACGGTTCGGCCGTCGGCGTAGCGCAAATTACTCTATCAAGCGGTACAGGTGTGTTCCGTGTAGGAAATACCGGAACGGTAGCTTTGCACGTTTCTACTGCCAATGGTAACGTTGGTATTGGTAATACAACACCAACAGATAAGTTAGTTGTAAATGGTAATATTTTTGCAAACAACTTACGCCGATATCCGGTACAACGCACATTAACCACAACAGCTAATGATACCGTAGAGATTGGTACATTATATGCTGAATCTGGGGCTCATAGCTTAGATATTACAATACAGGTAACGGATGGTGCATTTAGTGTAACAAAACGGTATTTAATTAATAGTCCGTGGAATGCTACTGGTTCAGCAACATACAGAAAAGTACTTCCAGCTTTTGACAGCGGGCCCTTTAGTTCTAACGATTACGATTTAGAAGCATATCATACTAATCAGACGCTAGGTTTGCGTGTACGCCGTACTGCAGGTGCAGTAACGGGTACGTTGGAGATAATGATTGAAGATAAAGTTCTTCAATCGGAGACTACTCTCGATTACTTTACTCCTTCTTCTACTGCAGCATCAGGAGTTGCAGCAGTCACGGATATATTCCCAGGTTCTCGTTTATTACAAACCGGATTCGGTGCAGCAGTATCTAATTCGTTTATTGTTGTTGCCAATACTACCGTTAACGCAATCACCTCAAATAATACAATCACCGCATTCAACTTACCGGTGTCGTTTGGTAGCTACACGGCGTTGGGGTCAAGTGCTTTTGTTAATATAGGTCTTACGACATCAGCTACCACAGCTAATCAGGTACTCTCTACATATAGTGCGACCGGTTTCCGTACAGCCAAATTCATTGTTCAGATTACATCTGGATCAGTTTATCAAGCAACAGAAATCACGCTGATCCACGATGGTACCACGGTATATAAGTCTGAGTATGGCCAAGTGTTTTCTGGTGCCGTGCTTGCTACGTTTGATGCTGATATAAATAGCGGTAATGTAAGATTACTTACAACCCCAACCAATGCGGTGACGGTGTACAAGGGCCTTGCAACCCAGATATTGATCTAAAAATTCAACCCGCCTTTTGATGGAAAGTGAAGTTAAATGGCAATAGTAAAACCGTTCCAGGTTAATAATGGCCTGGAGGTTTCTCTCAATGCGAACGTAGGAACTACGGTAACCGCGGCAGACTTTATCGGTAATGCTACTGCGCCTGTAAACCCTCCGTCGCTTGTATTTGACTTTGCAAAGAGCGAGCAGCTGGATCCTAAAATCTCTTTTGTGAGAAGCTCTAGTGCAACATATACTGCTGCCAACGGTAGAATAGTAACAGCCAACTCCAACGTTCCCAGATTTGAATATGCCAACGGTATAAGTCGCGGATTGTTAATTGAAGATCAGCGTACTAACATCTATTGGGATTCGTATGCAACTAACATTAGTGCTGCTTTTAATAACCTAGCTGTAGTTGGTAACACAACGGCACCAACAGGAACAAATACAGCTCCTATTGTTAGTAGCCCATCCCCGTTCTTTTCTCTCATATCACCTAACCGACCTGCCTATGCTAAGAACACTGTATACACTAGGTCCGTATATGTTAAACCAATATCTGGTAGTAATGCTATATTTTGGCAAGCAATTGTAAACTCATCAGTTTATTCCGTATCTTCTTTTAATCTTAATAATGGTGTTGCGTCCGTTGATGCAAATGCCAGAGTAAGTATGATAAATGTTGGTGACGGGTGGTGGAGGTGTATCCATACACTCAAAACAGATCCATCAGCTGATCTGGCTGGTGATAGTATTTTTATTGGCGGGTATGGTAGTACAGATATCCCAACAACCATGGCTGTGTGGGGATGGCAAAGTGAGGTGGGAACCGAAGCAACTTCGTTGATTGAGACTCCTCCGCTAAGTTCTGCTACACGTGCAAGTGATGTAGTGACGGTTGGTATCAATGCTACATCAACGTGGTATAGCGCGACAACAGGAACGTGCTACGGTGAGTATACTTTGAGAACTCAAGGAGCTGCCGCGTTTCCTGGGGTTGGGTATGCTCCGGGATATCCGCAGATGTTTGGCTTTTTTAATATTAGCGATCCTAATAATATGGTTATGGCGCACTACCAAGGTTGGCCTGGTCAGGCAAACAGTCTCGGTGGATCAACGTCCGGAGCTCTATCTTTTTTAAATTATAATAATCCCACATCAGCAGCTACCGGCAACTATACAAACGTAGACAGCGTTCTAACACCACCTATTTTTGTTACGATAGGTAGCACAACAAAAGCGGCATTTAGTTACAGCAGTAACAATATGAACTTTAGCGCTAATGGTACATCTAACACGTTTTCATATACAGGTAACAACATTATTGCTACCAACCTATTCTTAATGCAGAGTGCACGTTTTCAGGGCCAACCGGCCGGATACTTTAAGAAGTTTATATACTACCCATCTAAACTAACAGAAGCTCAGCTTCGATATTTGACGACAACATAATATGGCACTAGAACGCGACTTTATAACACCAGCAGGTGCAGTAATCCAGACGACCGCAAACGTTGTCGGTAATACAACGTCTGTTGATATGTTTGGTAATACTCAGAAGTCTTTGTCGTTTCCAATCTTCACACAAAATTTTGGAATAAGTGATAGACTTGATTCGCGTTTTGTTTATGTGAGGAATTCAAACGCTACGTACATTGCTGCCAACGGATTAATTGTATACGCCAACAATAACCAGCCCCGATTCGAATATGATCCTGTTACTTTACAGGGTAAAGGATTATTAATGGAAGAAGGTAGAACCAACATGGTATACGGTTCTTCAAATATGGGTGGACTGAATTGGAGTTCTTATGATGGTTTGATTGGTCAGACATACGACATCATTACCAACGCTGGCACAGCACCCGACGGATCGAATACAGCAACATTCTTTAGACATACAACTGATATTAGTACTTACTATGTGATGTACCCCACGACAGTCACTCCGTTCTTTAATAATGTAACATACACATATTCAGTGTTTGCAAAGGCCAACACAAACCCCCAAGAGCCTGTTTTGGTGCTAGCACAGTATGATGCCACAGATAACAACAACTCTGTTTACCTTCAGTTCAATACAGCAGCTAATGGAGCTATCACAAGTTGGGTCAATTTTGGCACCAGTGCTAATATACACATATCTAGTATCGGTGTTCAACCGTATCCCAATGGATGGAACCGGATATACTATTCGTTTAGGTATACGTCGGGTACCCGTTCCTACGTTCAATTCAAACATGAGATCAATGGTTCAGCGCTTTCAGCTAGCACTAATAGAGTAAGAGGGGTATATTGGTGGGGTGCTCAGTGTGAGCAAGGACCATTTGTTACTTCGTATATACCAACTACGTCTACAAGTACAGCGACGCGTACCGTTGATCTTGCATACATTTCTGGTGCCAATACAAACTCAATCAAAAACCCCACTTCTATGACTATTGTCGATACCGTGGCCATTTTGGGTTATCATGGAAATACGGTTATGACGGGTAGCAGTGAGCAGCGATTTACAGCGGTGTGGGAACTTCGCAATCTCCCTGCCCCGGCATCGTTTGCATATACACTTGGATTCAATTACGGTGCTTTCTTTACTGCGCAAAGTACCATACGTAGTTATTTTAATAGTACTACTACGCCGCACGCCGTTGCAAACTACATGGCAATGTTTAATAACAATGAAAATTATTTGGGGTTTCCTCAAAGTAGTATATCTGTTAACAACTACATCACTGATGCTGCCTATATTACATGCGCAACAACAATGAGGGATTTTAGCTTCTCGTTTGCTGCTAATGGTGTATTACATTCGACGGGCAGTTCAAGATTTGCTGGAGACAATAATAACTACTTCCAAATTGGTCCGCTGAATGGATACTTTAAGTCCCTTACAATATATGGAACAAAACTATCGAATAGCGAAGTCGTTAATATAACGCAGACATAATATGGCAATCAATCGTAACTTTTTAGTCAAGCAGGGTATTCAGATTGGGTTAACAGCCAATGCTGGTAGTACGTGGACGTCTAATAACTTTATATCAAATAAGAATGATATACTTGCTGTTCCTTCTCTAACGCTGGACTTTACCAAGGGGTACATTGATTCGCGTTTACAGACAATCCGCGCAAGTTCAGGAACATATGTTGATATGAATGGCCTTATCCAGGTAGCTGGCAACAACACGCCAAGAATAGAGTATGATCCTACTACGGGAGCGTGTAAGGGACTTGTATCTGAAGAAGACAGAACAAACCTAATAGCGTATTCTGATATGGAGGGTGCTGTAAATGGTACACCTCTTGCAATGGGTTGGCCAGGATTTGCAGATCAACGTCCAGTAATCAGTACAGACTTTTGGATTGGTCCAAACAAACAATCATGTAAGCATACTCGTGGATCAAACTCCAACACTGATGATAACTGTGGGTATGCTTCGAATCAAAATATTACTGCAACCAATACGTGGTATACATGGTCGGTGTACATTTATCTTCCTTCCAATGTTAACTATTCGTATGTTAACGTATCGATGGAGGGTAATGGTGTATTGAATCCCAATCCCACCGTGTCGGCCGACCTAACAATAAGAGATAGATGGCAACGTTTGGTGGGAACATTTGCAGTCACTACTACCGGTGCTTATACCCTACCCGTTATTCGTATGGGACCCGCTGGTGTATTTTGCTATAGCGATTGCTGGCAATGTGAGGCTGGTGAATATGCTAGCACATGGGTCCCAACAACACAAGTGGCATCGGCAACACGTGCAGCGGAGTTCAATTATGTTTATCCTTTTACACCCTACCACACACCTGATAACTTTTCGTTGTTCGTAGAAGCAACGCCAAAGTGGACTTCTAATAGTACGTTACAAACACGCACTAATCAATATGGAGCCATTGGCAGTAATAGACACCTTGTTGGACTTGATTATTTCTTTGGGCCAACAAACATATTTGGAGGATCGCCATATAATGGTTATGCGATTCAATATCCATCTGCGGCTCTCAACTCAGGTGCGTTATCGTGGGGATCTCGTCAGTATGGTAACACAACGCCCGGTTTTGCAAGCTCGGGACCGGCTCGTGGTATCGGTATAGCAAACACGGGGTACGACTATGGTACGATGATTGCAAACACATCAATAAAAGTGGCTGCCACTACGAATAGTAGCGCAGGTGCAATAATGAGCAGCGGTAATATATCTACATATGCTAATAGCACCATGACAGGTAGTAATCCTTACTCTAATAATATCTTTACGGATAGGTTGCTTGTGGGTTGGGCACAACAAGGTGGTGTTCCTTCAACGATATTTGGTGGCAACATTAAGAAGGTTTCATATTTTCCTCGTTCATTAAGTTTGGATGAGTTAACGGCAATAACGGAGACATAATATGCCTTTTAGACTAACGGGTACGGAACCGTATCAGGTACCGACGAACTCTGACCTAGGATCGATGGCGTTTCAGGACGCTCGAGGAGTCAGCATTGGTCAAGCAAATATAGCGTATCTGTACGTTAATGGTGGAGACATGACTAACGTCCAGGTACTGGATGACATCTCTCAACTGTTTAACGGGATAGATGTTACGTTTAGACTCTCTGTAGATAACTTTCCTGTAACGGTAGTGGCGCCAGAACAGCTGATGATTATTCTGGGTGGCCTGCCTTTGGCACCATTTATAAATACAATAGATTATGTATTCTTAGCTCCTACATCGGTAGTATCGATTACTGCAAATACACCGAGCCTGGGAATATCAAGCGAGTTTAGAAAAGGTTATATTATCAACAGTAACAATACAATTACGTTTGCGGCGCCACCTCAGCCCTTCATGGACTTTGATGGTCGGATGTTAAACACATCACAAACGAGAGCAGCAAATAGAACCTACCCCTTTAAACCCCTTGCAATAGCATACGAAGATTATTAACGGAGAAATTATATGGCACGTCGCGTCCTTTACGAAACAAACTACACATTCACACCTTCTACGAGAACGATTGTAATCCAACGTTACATTCCTCGTGAACGTTTGATTCTTATTACGAACGTCACGACCGGCGTTCCAATCTTTAACTTCTCAGACTCTCGTCTAACCGCAACGAGTTATTCAGCGACAGCTGGTTATGCGGGTGCATCTGGTGGCCAAGGTACTACTACGATTGTTCTTGCCTTCAACACCACAGCAATGAGTGGCGCTGATAGATTACAGATCATGATTGATGAAGTAGCAGAGTTCATGGCTCCTTCAGAGACACTGATGGACCCTGTTGGTAAGCTTCGTGTGTCGATGCCACAATCATTAATCGATACCGACTTTGAATATGGTTTACAACCTACAAAGTGGGAAAACATGAACCTTATTTCGAATAAGGCTACACTGTTTTATCTACCAAACCAAACAATAGCTAGTTTAACCAATATTGCTGCAACATCTGGTTCACGTGCCGTCACTGTGTCAACTACTGCAGCTGGTACCGCTGGTCTTGTGGTTGGAGCATATGTGTTTATCCAGGGTACGACATATGGTCCGGCTGATGGATATTATTTAATTGATACGGTAACACCTGGTAGTAGTTTTACCTACCTGATGAAAAATATTGCGGTAGCTACGGGTACTATTTGGATTAACGGTATTACCAATTTGTATTTGGCGTTCCAATATACCGGATGTACTGATGCAGTATCATCCATCACCAACTCTGGAACAACAGTCACAGTAAATACCACGCATCCACACGGCTTGCACATTGGTAACTATGTAATGATACGGAACTATATTGCAAATACAAACGCTCCAAACGGAACATGGTGTGTAACAAGTGTTCCGTCTCCGACAGTATTTTCGTTCCAAACAATTAATGCCCCAACAGGTACGATTGCTACAACCAGAAACTTAACCACCGTTACTATTACAGGTACTGCTGGCCAGTTCCAATGCGACACAACCACCCTGTGGGTAGGTATGCGTATCGTTATTAGTGGAACGTTTGGTGGTACGGGGTCGATTACTGGTTATGCAAACCCAACGACTTATTTTATTACTGCAACAAACGGTTCGACAACATTTACATTATCGACTTCTCTTGGTGGTGCTGGTGTCGTTACGACGGCCGGTACACCAACTGGCCTGACATATGCAACTGTTGGTTCACAGGGTGCAGTAGGAGAACTAAGTCCAAGACCAGAAGGTGTGTTCTATCACCGCGCATTTGACGGCGGCGTACAATACAACTCAAGCTCTGCGTTCCACGGTTTGCAAACAATGCGTCAGTCGCGTCGTTATTTCCGTTATCAATCTGGTAAAGGTATTCAGTTTTCCACAAACGTGATTATGAAGCCAGGTATGAACGTTGATGTCATATCTTCTGTTGGTAGCGTCGTTACTGTGCAAACAAAGATTCCTCATAATCTAAGTGTTGGTCTGTCTGTTACAGTGTCCGGATGTACTCCAGCTGCGTACAACGGTACGTTCCTAATTACAGCCGTTCTTGATCATAATAGATTTACTTACACAGCCGGTTCTGCACCAGGAGCACTTACGCTTGGTATACCATTTGTGGTCGTTAACAACTGGTTTAACTCGATGGTTCGTGTTGGTATGTTTGACTCGCAGAATGGATTCTTCTTTGAATTTGACGGCCAAACACTATACGCTGTTAGACGTAATACATCGACACAGTTGTCTGGTATAACAGCTGTTACTAACAACAACTCTACAATAACCGGAACCAACACGTTGTTTACTAAACAACTGATTCCAGGTGACTTTGTTAGTATTCGTGGTATGTCGTATCGTGTAGCCACAATTGCTTCAGATACATCAATGACAATTATGCCTGAATATAGGGGTAATACGGTAGCAGCTGGTGTAGTAATTAGCAAGACTATCGATACAAAAGTAGCTCAAAGTGCATGGAACATTGATCCAATGAACGGAGCGGGTCCTTCTGGATACAACATCGACCTGACAAGAATCCAGATGATTTACATGGATTATTCTTGGTATGGTGCTGGTGCTATTCGTTATGGATTCAAAGATATCAAAGGCGAGATCCAGTACTGCCACCGCTTAGTGCATAACAACTCCCTCACGGAAGCGTTCATGCGTTCTGGTAACTTGCCTGCTCGTTATGAAACAAATACGCTGGGTGCTTATACTAACATGACAGCTACATTGGCTGTTAGTGGTACAACACTGACAGTTACAGATACATCACTGTTCCCTTCTAGCGGTTCGTTAGTAATTCAAAATCCACTTGCGACAACATCGCTGACCAGCGTAACGATCGCTGATACGGCCGGTGGTTTTACGTGCGCATCAACAACGTTAGCTGTTGGTATGAATGTAACGATCGTTGGAGCGTTTGGTGGCACTGGTAGTATTACAGGCTACGCAACTGGTAACGTTTATAGAATCAGTGCGACGAACGGTTCAACGACATTTACATTACAAACGTTAGCGAATGCTGCTATTGTAACAACGGCCGGTACACCTACAGGGTTGACATACAATCCTTCGGCATATGAGTATGTAAGCTACACCGGCAAGAGTGCAACAACATTTACTGGTCTAACTCGTGGTATTCTAGGAAGCTCGCCTGCATCTGTCGTTACCACGTCTGGTAGCGCCACAATTACTGGTGCTTCTTTAACAACAGCAGCAGTACAAGTAGGTATGTTTATAACAGGTGCTGGTATTCCAGATGGTACGCATATTGTATCGATTGTTGCTGGTAGTGCTGTAATGTCGCAAGCGGCTACAGCATCAGCCACAATTACAGCAACCGTCTATCCAATGGGAGCAGTAAACGCAGTTCATAACTACAGTGTAAATACTCCAATTAGCGTATTTGGTCACTCTCCGCAGTTCTCTCCGTTGATCAGTCACTGGGGTTCATCTGTTATTATGGACGGTAGATTCGATGATGATAAATCGTTTGTGTTTACGACTGGTATGACAACAGGCATATCGATTGCTGCTGGTGCAACAAACTGCCTGTTGAGTCTTCGCGTATCTCCGGCTGCGTCGGACGGTATTACATCAACACTTGGTTTGCGAGAAATTATCAACCGCATGCAGTTGGTTATGCGTACGATTGGTTTGCAGACTGATGGTCGTATGTTGGGTCAGTTGATCCTGAATGGTGTTCCAGCAAGTGGTACATTTGCTACTCCAACAGCTAACCCGTCTTCTCTTGCACAGGTTGCCGTTCACAGCGCCGGTACAACCATATCTGGCGGTGAAGCAATTTATGCGTTCTATACTGAAGGTGCAGGTGGTGGTGTATTTGCAACGACTGCTCGTGACGTTCAATTGATTCGTGACTTGGGTAACTCGATTCTCGGTGGTGCTATTACTAATAACGTTAACCAGAACGCATATCCTGACGGTCCTGATATTTTGACTCTCGTTCTTACTAACCTTGAAGGTGCTAGCAGAAACGCTATTGCTCGTATCGGTTGGACAGAAGCTCAGGCTTAATCGACGGGGGCTTCGGCCCCCTGTTTGTAACGATAACAATAATAACGTATGCCATTACAGAACATATACATTGACGATAACGGACTTAAAGTAGGTAACAACCAACTTACTGTAAGTGGTAATACTGTCTATATCAGCAACACTCTTGTGTTTGGTATTGGACCGTCTGGTCCGTATAATACTAATAGTGGTTATAACCCTGGTGGTTCGGCCAATTTTGGTCCTAACCAATTTGGTAATAATAACATTATTACGTTATCAGCAAACAGTCCGCCTCCGTTCTGGGGTTCAGGTGCCATTGATTTAAGAGTGGGAGCTTCTGGCGGTCGTGTTGGTATTACGTTTGACTCCAACGTTAATGGACCGAGCGACTTTGGTTATATTTACTTTTACGATGACCTTCCCAACTACAGTGCAGGTACTTCAGAACGTGGTACATTGCTCATTGGTGTTCAGAATGATGGTTTGGGTGGTGCTGATGATCAAATAGCTATTGAGAGTTCTGGTAATATAATGTTGAATCCGGGGCTTGTGGGTGGTGGTCAGGGAGGATTATCATCATGGAGTCAATCCTTGGGTAACCTTTTCGTCGGTAACAACTCTGTTAAATATCTTGTAGCCCATGAAGGTTACACCGGAGCAATGACTCTTAGGACGTCGACGTTGACAGTTAACGGTGCTATCAATGCTATTACAAAGTCATTCGAGATTGATCACCCAACAAAGCCAGGTAAAAGACTTCGCTATGGATCTTTAGAGGGTCCAGAAAATGGTGTGTATGTTCGTGGTAGATTAACAGGAACAAATGTTATCGAGATGCCAGACTACTGGACAGGGTTAGTAGATGATACAACATATACAGTTAACCTGACACCTATTGGATCTTTCCAAGCATTGTATGTTGTAGCAACAGAGAACAATCAAGTGACTATTGGAATTAACGGTAGTGCATATAGCGCTATTGATTGTTTCTATACCGTGTTTGCAGAACGTAAGGACGTTGCTAAGCTAGTTGTGGAGGAGTAACGATGGCAGCATCGTATGGTTTAAGTACTCTTATCAACGATAGTAGCTTAAAGTGTTTTCTTGATGCATCTAATCCTAACAGTTATGATGCAAGAGAAAACTACTTTAAGTATTCACAAGACTTTTCACAAACAGTACAGTGGACTCCTACCAACGGAACAATTACAGCAAATGCTGCGATAGCTCCCGACGGTACGTTGACCGCTGCGTCGTTTCTTGAGACTGTTACTGTCGGTGGCCATTATATCGATATCAACGGTGTATCTTCACCAATCACGGGTGTAGTTGGCCAGACATATACGCGAAGCGTTTATCTAAAGTACAACGGCCGGCAATATGTTGCGTTAAACTTTTACGATAATGCTACGTTGCTTACGGTTGTTAATTTAATTAACGGTACGATTACAGCTACCGCTGGTGGCGTGACCCCTTCCATCTTTGATGCTGGTAATGGGTGGTACCGGGTATCACTAACAAAGACAGTGGTATCGACTGCGTTATTTTTTGGTGTTGAGTCATATCAAGTATTTCCGTGGGCGGGTTTATATGCTGGTGATATTACAAAAGGTTATTTTATCTGGGGATCTCAGGTTGAGCGTGGATCCATAGCTTCAACATATACCTTGACTGGAGCTACTAATAAAGTAAGAGGTGCGGTGTGGACGGATCTAAGCGGTAATGGTAAAAATATTACATGGAGCAATACCGTTAATCAATTTGCTGTTTCTAATAATGCCACAAGAGGTATTCCTCATTTTAGAACATTACTTAATCCAGGTGTTGGGGCAAATTCAAATTCATATGGTATAACAAACACTACCGGATATACCATCTTTATGGGATTTATGGAAGCAGCTATTACAGGTTCATTTGGTTTTATGTTTGAGGATGTATCAGCAGCTCGTGGAATATACACCCACCTTGTGTATAGTGACGGTAATGTATATTTTGACCAAGGTGGATGCTGTGGGAGTGATACGAGGGTATCTGCACCATTTTCTGAAACTTATACTAAATTTGGTGTTGCCACGTTTAGGCGTTCTGCTGTCGAACGTAGTATTTTTAAAAACGGCACACAGCTTGCTCAAACCGTTGTTACGCCAGCCAGTATTAATCTCAGCTCTGCTACCATGAGTATCGGTTTCTATAGTGATTGGCAGGGTATGGTCAATATGTTTATGGTATACAATAGAGCACTATCTAACGCAGAGATTGCAAGAGTGGCTGCTGGATTCAAATCTAGGTATGGGGTAACATAATGGCAACGACATATGGACCACAACCAATTGTAACCAACGGGCTAACGGTGTATGTTGATGCCAGTAATCCAAGAAGTTATAATCCAGTTGAGAACCTCTGGGCAACAAGCGAGACGGCACTTCTAGGAATTGTTGGAGGAACATCGGCTCTCAATGCTGGTGCTGGTCCGTTCGGTGGCGCGGCATGGACAATTACCGTAACAAACAGCGCCGATCACTATTTGTTTGATTCTGGTCCTTCATTAAGTCTCTATGATATTGTTACACATAGTGTGTATGTAAAATCTACTACACCTCAGTTTCGACAGATTGGTTTAAGATTCTGGACTGGAGCTGGTCGAGCATGGACAACTACTAGACAGGCCTTTTTCAATCTGGCCACGGAGACGGTGTTTTCTACTTCCGGAACTTTGCTCGACTCCCGTATCACAAACATAGGAAACGACTGGTACAGACTATCAATAACAGCAAGAGTAGATCAAGCTGGATTTGCTGCTATATCTGTATATGGTACTGGAGTAGTTACCAATGGTCACACATATCAGGTAGCTGGATTTCAAGTAGAAAGAAACTGGGGACCAACAGCCTACACGGCCACATCCGGTACTGCTGTTAGTAAACCAACAACATGGACAGATCTTTCTGGAAACGGAAACAATATCACACTTGTTAATTCACCAGCTTTTTATGCTATTGGTAATTCAGGTGCCATGCGGTTCAACGGAGTAAACCAAGAAGGAAACCTCACATCCCTCAATTACGTTACGGGCCGGTCAACAATTATGGCTGTTTGTAAGTATGAAGGTGGTATACTATCTGCATCGAATGGAAGGATAATCCAAGGGTATAATAATAACTGGCTGTTAGGTGCGTGGAGTGGAAACGTCGCTAATTACTATGCTGAGGGGTGGGTATCCCCGGTAGGTAATGGTGGCTTTAATACCAACTGGAACAGTCTTGCAGGAACGGGTGATACTGTAGCCGATTGGTGGGAGTTGTATCGTGATGGTAAGCTGTCAGTTTCTAATAACGGCGGAACACAAGGAATTAATGGATTGAGACTCAGCAGTGGTGGTGAGCCAGCAACCTGTCTTATAGGAGCCGTACTTGCATACAACAGAGTATTATCTGCAGATGAGATCTATCGTAATCATAATGTGCTTAGAGGGAGGTATGGAATATGAGTGTTATTATCAATCACAACCATATTGGTACAGCTAATCTTGTTGTCAGTTATGATATGCTTAATAGCAATAGTTATAGTCAAGCAGAGAACGGATACACATACAGTCAGGCGTTTACTAATTGGGGTGCTGCTGAGACAACAGTAACAGATAATAGTGGTATTGTTACGGCTCCTGATGGTACATCTACTGCATCGCTGCTTATTCCTTCGGTAAATAGCGCTATTCATAGAATAAGTCAAACTGTAACATGTACGGCTGGTATTACATACACGGTTAGTGTATATGCAAAAGCGTATGGATATAATTTCTTATATGTTAACGTTGGACAATCGTTGTCTGTTAATTCACCAACGTTTAATTTACAGAATGGTACAATATCAAACCCAGGTAATGCAGTTGTTGGTATTACATCTGCTGGTAATGGATGGTGGAGATGCACAGTCACAGCAACATGCATATCTACACAAACGTTCCAACATTTTTATCAAGTTAATACTGTCGGTAACGTGGGTGATCAGGTATACACGGGAAATGGCACATCTGGTATTCTTTTATGGGGAGCTCAGCTTGAAAGAGGATCCTCGGTTATGCCATACACAGTTACTACAGCTTCAGTAATAACAAGATCAGCCACAATTCCTAATATTGTTACTCCGGGAACATATAACGGTACTGCTAACGTAACTTATTGGGATGCTGGCGGTGGTACAGGAGCAAGGGCTCCAGCGTTCTTTTTTAACAACCAGACTTCCAATGTAATATCCGCAAATACAATACCGGCTAGTTTCTGGCAAGGATCGTGGACGGCCATAGTGGCAGTCAAAATGAATCAGGTTAATAAGGGTTACGATAATGCCATGATTAGTCACGGAGGGCTAGTAGGTAATGGTGGGTTACATCTAGGTGAGAGATATAGTAGATTGTATATGGGGTTCTACGGTAATGATGTGGGGGGAGCTACTAATCTTGTTGCAAACCGTTGGTATGTATTTACGTGGTCCTACAATGCATCAACGCTATACAGAACAACTTATATAGACGGTCTAATTGAAAGCTTTCAATCCACGGCAGCATATATCGGGACAGGAACCAACACAGAAATTGGTAGATATACGTGGGCTACTGAATACGGTATGTTCGGCCACATAGGAGCCGTAAAATTATTCAGTAAAGCGCTTGGTGCATCAGAGATATACCAAGAAAGCAAGGCTATGCAGAAGCAATAAATAGAACAGTGTTTTAGGAAACAACAAAATGGCAAACATAGATAAGAATATTGTTATTACCCCAAACATCAGCAACACGTCTGAACCAAAGATTGTGTTTACTGGTGGTAACAATAATCCAACTACATTACGTGTACTAGATGACGGCACCCTCTCTTTTGAGGGTGGCGCGGGTCAGTTGTTTTCTATTTCTAATACAGCAACTGGTCAGATCTTTGCTGTTAATGATATTTCAGGTTATCCACTTTCAGAAGTATATTCAAACGGTTTTGTTTCATTAGCTCGTTCGTATGGTAGAGTTGTTATAGGAAATAATACAGCGGCTACGGCCGCCATGACTATTCTTGCAAACAACTCCGTATCCGCTTTGGATATCCAGCATACGTCATCGCCGACATCTGCTGGTTATTTAAAAACTCCTTCAGGTACTAGATTAGCATACAATAGCACTAATGAGTTGATACTGCTTAATTTAAGTCAGTTGCGTCTTTCAGACGGTGTAGGATTCAACTACGATTCGTGGGGCGGTATAAGATACGTTACAGCCAACAATACAATGATTATTGGCGGTCCTGGTGCTCCTGGAATAATTAACAACAATGTCGTATCAGCCAACCTGATTATGCACAATGCAACGACTGGTAACTTTATGGTTGCCAACTCAAGTGCAACTAATTTGTTTGTTGGTGCAAATGGTAACGTCGGTATTGGTAACTCAACTCCGGGTTCAGTATTAGTTACTCAGTTTAGCGATAATAATTTTGCCGCCGCTGTAACCGTAAGGAACCCCAATACCGGCGGCCAGGCTCAAGCCATTCTTGATCTTACATCTGATGGTGGTACATTTAGGTTATTCAGAGCATCGGTAGCCTCAGGGACAGGAGCAGGTCTATATGTAGCAACTGCTGATCCTTTGGTGTTATATACTAATACGGTTGCTCGTGTATACGTAGCAGCTAATGGCAACGTTGGTATTGGCAATAGTGCACCAAGCTATAAACTTGTTGTGGCAGGAACAACAAGACTTGATGACGCTGTGTCTTTTGGTGGTACCGGTAACTTTACAATTGATTCGAGCGGTATTGGCGCTGGTCGTTTTATGATAACCGTAGATCCAACAGCCAACGGTACAAACGGATCTCCTAATTCAAACGTTGGTATTGGTGTAGTTGCTCCCATATACAAACTCCAGGTTAATGGTGCTGTGGGATTTGTTAATTCTTCTGCTACACAGGTGTTGTTCGCGGCCAACGGCAATGTTGGTATTGGTAACACAACGCCCGCTAGTAAATTAGTGGTACAAGGAGATGCGGCGGTCACTGGGTTCTTCACATTAAACGAAGCAACAGAGGTTTTAAACACCAAGACGGGAGCAACGGGCACCGTCGCGCATGATTTAACAACCGGTTCAATATTTTATCACTCTTCTATTGCAGCTAACTTTACGTGTAACCTGACAAACGTTCCTACAACTGATTCGCGTACTATTACCGTTACACTGATTCTTATTCAAGGCGCTACACCGTTTATTCCGAATGCATTCCAGATCGATGGGTCAGCTCAAACTATCAAGTGGTCGGGGGGTGCTGCACCTACAGGTAACGCAAGTAAGACCGACGTCGTTACCTTTTCATTAATTAGAACTGGGGCCGCGTGGGCTGCCGTTCTGGGACAATTGGGGATGTTTAACTAATGCCAATATTCGGAGCTCTTTCTACATTAAACGTATCCGCTCTGGGGCGCCGCATTATAGCAGTCATCGTGAGTGGTACTCAAAAAGCTATATTTGGATATGGAGGTGTTACTTTTTCTTCTAGTACATCAGTAACTAATATAGTATCCAACACAGGTGTTGTTGCCAATGATGTTACAGGTGTTGGTACTGTTAGACAGTACCTAGGGGCTGCTGGTTACGGTGGTGATAAAGCTATATTTGGATATGGTGGTGACCACGCTACAGCAGCATATTCAATGACTAATTTGGTATCAAATGCTGGAGTAGTGGCTACAGACACGACAGGTGTTGGTACTCAGAGGTCTTTTGTATCAGCTGCTGGTTACGGTACCGATAAAGCAATATTTGCACACGGCGCCTATGGAGCCACTCGCACTGTAATAACTAACCTGGTATCAAATGTGGGAGTAGTGGCTACTGATACAACAGCTTCCGGTTCAACGAGGAGTTTAGGTGCAGCTGCAACATATGGTGGCGATAAAGCTATAATTGGATATGGTTTCGTTGATAACGTTAGATCAGCGATAACTAACCTGGTATCGAATGTAGGAGTAGTTGCTACGGATACAGCGGGTGTTGGTACTGCTAGACAAGAATGTGCGGCTGCCGGTTACGGCGGCGACAAAGCTATGTTTGGATATGGATATAATGGATCATCAGATATGTCAATAACTAGCTTAGTATCAAATACGGGGGTAGTTGCTACAGATACAGCGGGTGTTGGTACTACTAGGTCAACTCTGGCGGCCGCCAGTTACGGTGGCGATAAAGCTATATTTGGATATGGTGGTAAGAGTGGTGCATCTCCATTTTGGCAATCGATAACAAACAAAGTATCAAATACAGGGGTAGTTGCTACAGATACAGCGGGTGTTGGTACTGCTCGATATGGCCCAGCCGCTGCTGGATTTTCTTTGTCGTGAAATTTTTGACTTTTTATAAACAGTACAAACTAAGAAGGATATATTATGGCATCAAATTTAAACTCAGAATTTAATTATCGATATCAAGTTATTGGTAGCACTCCGTGGGAAAAGTTAAAAACACTCCAAGGGTTTCTTGTTGGTAGAAAACGCGCAGCCGTCTTAGAAGAAGTAGCAGCATTGAAATATCAAGCCAAGTTAGAAGAACTTAAACATTTAAAAACCGTACCAGCTCTACCTCATATTATTCTTAATTTACAGGCAGATATTATTGAACATGAGTCTCATCTAGAAGATCAGAAGCACGCTTTCAACCTTAACCGTAAAGAGATTGAAATCTTAGAAAAGCTAATTAACGAAATTTACTTAGAAGTAGAACCTACAAGACTTAAACATGAAGACGGTACACCATACACTGATGATGAGATGTTTGAGGCTAATGCTAATTATGAATTTACTGTAACAGTGGGCCGTGAGCTACAATCTGAAATTATTGCTAACGGAAGACCAAGCCCTGCCAAGCTACTCAATGCGATGAGTAATCCACAGACATTGGAATCGCTAATGCAGATTGGTTTAGTACCGCAGGGTACAGTTCTTTTAACACAGAAGGATGTTGTTCCTTTACTTGCCAATCAACAAACGGTTACAGCAATTGAAGCACCAAAGAAGTCGAAGTCGTGGTTTTCAAAAACATAAGTAAAACATGAGCGTAGCATATAACACATCTATTGTATTGGATAGCACACTGGCGTTGTGTTTGGATGCGGCTAACCCTAAGAGTTATGACTCTCGAGAAAACCTATTACTGTTTAGCGAGCAAGCTAACAACGCTAACTGGGGCAAGGGTGATATAACAGTATCTGCGGATGTATTAGCATCACCCCTAGGAACCGGAACAGCAGATAAGTTGGTTGAATCAACAGCAGCTGGTGCCTTTCATTATCGTAATCAAGGCGTCACAAAACCAGCAGCCGCGACGACGTACACCTATTCATTATATGTTAAAAATGCCGGTCGCGGTGCAGTTGGACTTAGAATTGATAGTAGTGGTAACGGAGCTGTTGTGACGTATAACCTAACAACAGGTGCTCAAATATTAGTACCTGGAACATATGGTACATTTACAAATGCTAGCAGCACGATAACAAACGTAGGTGATGGGTGGTGGCGTATATCGTTAACAGTAACATCAGATACAGCAACATCAATTTCTGTACAGGAGTATTTGTACAGCTTAGTAGCCGGTAGTACTGTGTATACAGGCGATGGAACATCTGGAGTATATGTTTGGGGAGGGCAGTTTGAACGAGGCTCTTCTGCCACTGCTTACGCTATCACCACTGCAACAAACATAACAAGGTCGACATCGTGGATTGATATGATTGGTGGCGGATCTTCTGTCGCTACCAACGGTCCTCAATTCAGTAGTAATAATGGTGGCTATTTTAATATGGCTGCCGCGTCCTCGCAGTATTTTCAGCATCCTGTTTATAGTGCACTTAATATTACAAACAACCTTACATTAGAAGCATGGGTATATCCAACTACGTGGAATAGCATTGGTGGTATACTGACATATGGTACTGATGCTGCTGAACAATATGCATTATGGACATCGAGTGGTAGCCAGTTTGTATTCAGCAGTAACTGGCCAGGAACGTGGTATCAACTTTACAATGGATCTACTCTTAGTGCGGGAAGCTGGTATCATGTGGCTGTTACATTTGCTAGCGGTGCAGCAATAATGTATATCAACGGTGTGTTTGCAAGCAGTACGGCTACATTTGGAATAACTACATTGCCGGCCGTTGCTAGTGCCTATCTAACAATTGGTAACAACCACCCTGGCGGTGATGAAATGTTAAATGGTAGAGTCGGACTTGCTAGAGTATACAGTAGGGTACTAACACTAGCTGAGATTAAGCAAAACTTTAACGCATATCGCGGAAGGTATGGAGTCTAATGTCACTCGCTCACTCTCCCTCGATCGTAACTAGTGGATTAGTATTATATTTGGATGCGGCCAACTCTAAAAGTTATCCCGGTTCCGGTACATCGTGGTTAGACCTCAGCGGAACAGGCAATCATGGTACTCTAACAAATGGACCAACATTTAGTAGTAATAATAATGGGTCTATTGTTTTTGATGGCACCAATGATTCGGTCAATGGAACTATTAGTGGTTCTATTTTTTCTGGAAACTTTACGCAATCGGCTTGGATTTACAAACTTAATGCTAATACGGCTTGGCAGGGTGTCTTTACCAACTCATCTCCAGCAACCAACTTTACATACTTAATGACTTTTGGTAATGGCTCCGGAGTTGCGCCTTTTAATTCTGTTGGAGTAAATCAAGTCGGTATATCGGAGTCTGGTGTGTTTGTGGATATTGGAACCCATATCAATAGATGGTTGTATATAACAATTACTAAATCTGGAAGTACTTTAAACATATACTGTTTTAAAGACGGTTCGCTATTGCAAAATTCTGGAACCATATCTTGGAATAGTGGAAACTTTGCAACTACTAATAACTATCAAGTAGGAAGACATTGGGCAGCAGATTTTAGTACTGGCCATTTGCCTCTTCAAGGAAACATATCACAGGTATCGGTTTACAGTAGGGTATTATCTGCGGCAGAAATCCTACAGAACTTCAATGCAATGAGGGGAAGGTTTAACGTATGAGTGTAAATGCAGGACCAGATACAATTGAAAGTGGGTTGGTATTTACTTTAGATGCGGCTAATTTAAAAAGCTATCCCGGTTCCGGTACAACGTGGACGAGTTTAATTGGTAGTAGCACAGCAACATTAACAAATAGTCCGGTATACTCTGCTAATCAACAAGGTTACTTTGCGTTTACAAGATCTTCAGCACAATCAGCGACTATATCTTCTACGGCGGGATTTGTGTATGGAGCCAACCCACGAACAATATCGTGTTGGATGTATGTCAACTCGATTACTAATTCGCAATATCATTGGGGATGGTCCTATGGGACTCCTGGTGTTGGATTAGCTATGTTCCTCGGTACTATTAACAGTACGTTTTACTTTGGAGGATATGCAAATGATATTACGGCATCTGGTGTTCCTCTGGCTACGTGGTTTAATATAACCGGAACGTATGATGGCACCACCGCAATACTATACGTTAATGGTGTTGAATTGAACAGAGGAACAAAGACGTGGAATACAACTCAAAGTGGGGGATTTGTAGGCTGCCAAGTAAGCGGCGCCGAGTTTCATGATGGTAGAGTGTCGAATGCTAGTCTGTACAATAGAGTTCTATCTATTAATGAAATTAAGCAAAACTTTAATGCTTTGCGTGGTCGATTTGGTGTCTAAAATGCAGATCCTGGTTTCTGAAGAGATAAGTAAAGCACGGATGGATATATGTAAGCAGTGTGATCAGTATTTGTCTGGTCCGTTGATTTGTAACAAGTGTGTTTGTTTTTTACCAGCAAAGACCAAACTTGCAAATACAGAATGCCCGTTGCAAAAATGGAAATAATGTAGTAAACTTTAAAATTTTAGGAGTAAATTATGGAACCGAAGATTAAACTTGAATTGACAGTACAAGAAGTTAACTCTGTATTGAATGCATTGGCTCAAATGCCCTATGCTCAGGTAGCTAGCTTGTTTGCTAATGTCCAGCAGCAAGCACAAGCTCAGGTGCAACAAGCGCCTGCAGAGCCCGAATCAGCTGCCGAATAACGGTTTGATAAATAGGCCATAAAGGAGAGATTATGGCCGTCCCAACAACAAGAGCAGAATTCAAAGAATATTGTCTACGCAAATTAGGCAAGCCTGTTATTGAAATTAATGTCGATGATGATCAAGTAGAAGATCGTATCGATGAGGCTATCCGTTACTATTGGGATTATCATTTCGATGGTACGGAAAAGGTCTATTATAAGCATGCAATAACAAGTACGGATAAAGCTAACAAATACATCACGCTTCCTGAGAATATCATTGGAGCTGTTCGTGTATTTCCAATTGGCGATCCGTCTATTCGTTCCGACGATATGTTTAACATTCGTTATCAGATTGCTTTGAATGATCTGTATACGTTGACAGCATATTCAATGATCCCATATTTTATGGCAATGCAACACCTTGCTTTGATATCGGAAATGCTGGTTGGCCAACAACCTATTAGATACAGTCGTCACCGTGATCGTTTGTTTGTTGATACAAAGTGGGACAACTATAACGTAGGTGACTTCTTGCTTGTAGAGGCGTATGAAGTATTAGATCCAGACACATTCCCAGATATGTGGTCTGACCGATGGCTAACCAACTATACAACCGCAAAGATTAAATATCAATGGGGATCTAACCTCACTAAGTTTACTGGTATGCAACTTCCTGGTGGCGTTCAGTTTAATGGTGAGAAGATCTTCAATGATGCGCAGGTAGAAATTGAAAAGATGGAAGAAGATATGATTCTTCGGTATTCGCTGCCAGTTTCTGACATGATAGGCTGATAAATTGGCTACGAACTTCTTTTTCAATAACTTTCAGAACAGTCAGGAACAAATCCTGATTGAGGATTTGATTATTGAGTCTATAAAGATTTATGGACATGATATTATTTTCATTCCCCGTAACCCAATTCAAATTGATAAAATACTGGGAGAGGATCCGTTGCGCGAGTATGTGCATGCTGTTCCTGTTGAAATGTATATTAAAAACATTGAAGGGTTTGCTGGCGAGGGTGACTTCCTGTCTAAGTTCAATATTCAGATTCGCGACCAGATTACTTTCTCGGTAGCCCGTCGTTCATTTGCAAATGAAGTAGGGGTGTTGGAGGATCTTGATAGACCACGAGAGGGTGACTTGATATACTTCCCCCTCAATAGAAAGATATTTGAGATCAAGTTTGTTGAGCACGAATCAATCTTTTATCAGCTCGGTGCTTTGCAGATGTGGGATCTCAAGTGCGAACTGTTTGAATATAATAACGAATACTTTAATACTGGTGTTGCTGATGTTGACCGTTTAATGGCTGACTACTCCAACGGGTTGAATATGTTTGGTATTCAGTTGGAGAATGGCTTCAACTTAACTGATGAGGAAGAGTACACATTGATTCAGGAAAGTTACGATATCAATGAGAACGATCCAATGGCAACTAACGATGAGTTCCAGATAGAAGGTGCTTCTTTTATAGACTTCACGGAACGTGATCCTTTTAGTGAAGGAACATACTAATGTTCGGCCACAATTATTACCACGGAACTATAAGACGTTATGTCGTTCTTTTTGGAACGCTGTTTAATGACATCTACATTAACCGTCCCGATTCTGTTCATAACGAAACCAAATCCGTAAAGGTTCCTATCGCATATGGGCCAAGGGAAAAGGTACTTGCTCGTCTAACAGCTGATCCTTTGATCAACCGAATGCCGGCAATTACTCTTCCACGTATTGCATTTGAAATGACAGATATTCAGTATGATGGAAGTCGTAAACTAAACACAATTGGTAAGCGTTATATGCCAGACGGTGATAACGCAAGTAACATTAAGTATCAGTTTAATCCAGTTCCATACAACATTAACTTTACGATGTCCATCATGGTTAAGAATGCAGATGATGGTACACGAATTGTTGAACAGATCCTTCCTTTCTTTACACCAGAGTGGACAACTACCGTTGAGTTGATTCCTGAAATGGATATCACAATGGACATTCCTTTGATCCTCAATGATATTAGAGTCAGCGATCAGTATGAAGGTAACTTTGAAGAGCGTAGATCTCTTATATGGGATCTGACGTTTACAATGAAGGGATATATATTTGGGCCTGTTCGTAAGGCTGGGATTATTAAGTTTGCTAACAGCAACATATTCTCTACGCTGACTTCGAACACGCAACTTTCGAATATCAATATTGAGCCGGGACTAACGGCAAATGGATTACCCACATCCAATGCCTCACTTAGTATCGATCTCTCACAGATATATCCTGATGATGATTTTGGTTATATTATTACAAAGACGAATTTAAATGAATGATGATCCTATTGCTAAGACTCTCGACCTCACACCTCTTACTGAGCTAGTCCCTAACAGGCGAGAGGTTGCAGAGACGCAAGTTCACGATGACTTTGAATATGCTCGTGGTAACTTAATTGCCGTAATCGAAAAAGGTCAAGAAGCTCTATCTGGTATTCTTGACGTTGCTGGAATGTCACAGCATCCTCGTTCGTATGAAGTTGTTGCTACTTTGGTTAAAGCTGTATCGGATGCCAACAAAGATTTGCTTGAGCTGCAAAAGCGTAAAAAAGACTTAACAGGAATCGATCCCGTACCAACAACCGTTAACAACAATCTGTTTGTTGGGAGCACTGCTGAGTTACAGCAACTAATAAAGAAGCAGAATGACCAAAGTAAATGAAGCGTACCTCGGTAATCAGAACTTAAAACGTTCTAATGTTAAGCACGCTTGGACGCAAGAGCAGGTCCAGGAGTGGATGAAATGTGCCAAGGATCCAGTATACTTTATCGAAGAATACATTAAGATTGTAAACGTTGATAGAGGTTTAGTCAACTTCGATTTGTATGATTATCAAAAAGATATTGTAGAATTATCTATTGACGAGCGTTTTGTTATTTGTAAAATGCCCCGTCAGTGTGGAAAGACCACAACGTTGGTCGGTATCATGTTATGGTATATTCTGTTTCATGATCGTTACAACATTGCTATTCTGGCTCACAAGATGCAACAAGCGCGCGAGATTCTTTCTCGTATCCAGCTTGCATATGAACACTTACCGAAATGGATTCAGCAAGGTATTGTTGAATGGAATAAGGGTAATATTGAATTAGAGAACGGATCAAAGATCCTTGCTTCTGCAACATCTTCAAGTGCAATCCGAGGTGGATCATTTAACATGGTTTACTTGGACGAGTTTGCGTTCGTTGAAAACAATATGCAAGAAGACTTCTTTGCTTCTGTCTATCCTACAATTTCATCTGGTAAGACTACAAAGGTTCTGATAACTTCTACTCCCAACGGT